AAAGGTTCTTACAGACCCTGTTAACGATCGCATCTTCACAGTAAAGGGAAGAAACAAAGAGTTCACTGTAAAACTTCCTAACGGAGTAGTACAGAAGAAGATGATCGAAAACATTGATAAGACCACTGCTGAACTCAGCACTCTTATCCTAGAAGGTAGCGTTGTAAAGATCGGTGATTCACCCGTCTACAGCGCCCTACAAGTTCAGTCACTCAGTGTGTCTGACCGCAGAAAGATTGTTGACGAGATCAACGACAGAGCGCCAGGACCACAGTTTACTGACGTAACAGTTAAGTGCCCAGACTGTGAAGGCGAGGTATTGGTTCCTATTAATTTAGGTACCTTGTTTCAGTTCTAACATAACTGGATACGCCGAACTATTCTCGGAATGGTTTGCACTTACTGAGTTGTACGAAGGATGGACCTTGGAAGACATAAAGAGTATGTCAAAGAGGGAAAGAAAGAATTGGCTAGAGGTAGCCAAGGTTCGACATGGAAGGAGTTCATACAATGGCTAAAGACCCTATTAGTGAACTCTCCAATGTCAGTTCACAACTTGATAAAGTTGAAAAGAAGTTAAACCTTATCGAAGCCAGTCTCAAGAGGATTGGTGGGTTGGCTGGTACAGCCTCTAAGAACTTAAGTAGTGCGATCACATCTAGCACTGGCCAATCAACTGGCATGGCGCTTGGTACAACCAATGCCCAATTTGGCGCTGCTGCTGCAACTGGCGGTGGCGGCAATGTCATGCCATGGGCTTACTCTAAGGCTGGCTCTGCTACCGTTGCTGGAGCGCAATTTGGCTTAGGTCTTGCTGGTGCTGCCTACGCTGCGCTTCCTGGGCTTGAGACTGTTGTTCCTCGTGCTACTGGGTTCTACCAAGCAACAACGATGTTGCCAGGAACAACTCGTGCAGGTCTAACAGCCTCCACCTTCTCAAATATGCGTGGTGGTATCACTGGGCCAAACGAAGATGTAGCAGCAACAAATATCCTTGCTCAAAGTTTTGGATTGATGGGCAGCAACCTTGCTCAATCACAACGAGAAGTACGTGGTGCTGCGCTAGGTCTTGCTCTTCCTAACGCAACTGCCGCTCAAGCCATCGGAAGTATGCACACAGGTGAGATGAGCGGGTCTCTCTACCAGTATGGCATCAGCACCCTTGACGTAAAGACTGGCAACGTTCGACCAATGAACGAGATTGCCCAACAAATTTATCAACGTGTAATGGGTAACAGAAAACTGACCCCTGCACAACTAGAGTTTTCTATGCGTGAAGGAACTCTGAACAGATTCCTAAACGATACAACTAACCAACAACAGCAAGCAATCTTGCGCCCAATGATTCAACAAATTGCTTTGGGTGGTAGTGGTGACCTATTAACTCAGACTGGTGCTAACAACCCGTTAACTGACACGCTTTACAAGCAGACAACATCTGACATGTCTCTAGCAAATCGTGCTACAGATCCAATGCTGCAAGGTTATGCAACTACGACAACTTATCTAACGGCTTTAAACACCGCATTAGAAGGGTTGCCAGATAAGTTCTTCCAGGTAAAGGGCGCACTAGATGCTCTTAGCAAATCACAAACTGGATCAGCACTTAACTCTGTAGTTGCTGGCGCTGCTGGTGCTATTGGAACATTGGCTATTGGTAAGGGTGTTCGCGCTATGCTGGGCAAAGTTGCTGGCAAAGGCGCACAAGCGGCTGAGACTGCTGCTGCACAAGGAGCAGGAAAAATTGCTACACGAGTAGGTCTTGCTGCATTAGGTAAAGCAGTTCCAGTAATTGGTGGAGTTGTATCTGCGTCAACAGGACAAGGCTTATTCTCTTCAATGTTAACTAGCGGATTAGTGGCTGGTGGTATTGCTGGAGTAACAACAGGTGGAGCCGCTGCAATACCTGCAGGACTTGCTGCTGCTGGATTGACCGCTCTTGGTTGGCTTGGAACAAAAGCATTGACCGCAATGACATCTACATCATCTGCGGCTTTGTCTGCAGGAGGCAAAACTAGTGGAGTAGGAAACGGCAACTTAAGTCTTCCTGCAGATGCTGATCCTCAGTTAGTGCAGACTCTAACTTCTGCTGGATTTACTGGACAATCTTTGGTGACCGCCTACGGTATTGCAAAAGCAGAATCTGGTGGAAGAGCAAACGCCTTTAACCCTAAGGGTATGGATGAATCGTACGGTCTATTCCAGATTAACATGGAAAATAAAGACCCACGTAATCCAAACATGGGAACAAAAAGAAATGCTGCCTACCTAAAGAAGTATGCAAACATCGGTTACAAGGGTCCTCAGAGTCTTTACGACCCAGCGATTAACGCAAAGATTGCCTACGACATGTCAAAGGGCGGAACAAACTTCCAGCCATGGACTACATACACCAGCGGTAAATACGAGAACCAATTAACTGCTGGCACTAGTACAGGTACTGGAAGTACTGTCAACATTAACTTAAAGATTGATAAGGCATCTGATGCAGAGGCGATTGCTTTTGCAAAGAAGGTAAAGGATATCTTAATGAAGGACAAGTCGATCTCAACGATGGGAAGTAAGTGATGGCATCACCAGACCAATATAAGAGACCAGATCCTTACCAAGTTCAACTTGAGACTCAAAAGAATGCTGCTCTTGAAAAAGCACGAAAAGAAAAAGAAGCAGAAGCAAATGCTAAAAAGAAAAAAGAACTTGAGTTTTTAAAGACTGATGAGCAAAGAAATAAAGCCCTTAAACTTGATGCTGAAAAGAAGTATGCTGTTGCTGATCAGACCTACAGAACTGCAAAGGCTGCTGCGTTATTGCCTGGATCTGATGGTGGTGTAACGATAACTCCTGCAGAACAAACTGCAGTTAACTATTTGGGAGGTCTTGCTGCTCAACAAAAGCAAGAGGTCACAGCCTACACAAAAGCATACACAAACGCTTACAATAAAAGAATTGCATTAGAACAAGATTTAAAACCTGCATCTGTTATTAAAAGTAAGAAGGTTGTTAAGAAGGCTATAGTAAAGAAGACTACTACAAAGAGCACTTCTATTTACTCAACTTCAGGTGTTAATACAACTACTCTTGCAGGAATTGAAGCCGCAAGTGCAGGCACTGGTGCAAGCAAGATCCCATCTCCACCTTCTTATTACTACAACGCTCCCATGGTTAAGACTGCCTATCTCAACCCTGGAGAAGGCGCCAATGACCCAAGTCCTCAGCAGAGAACTTCTGGAGTAACAATCTCAGACTCTTACAACTACTCCCAAGCCGCTGATGCTTGGACTAGTGTTATTGGATCTAAGGGCGTCATCCAAATGGATAGCACTAGTGCTTTTAGTCTTGCAAATTCTTCTACTACAAATAGCAACTCCTATGATGGAAACCTCTATGGATTTAAATTTCTTTACAACCCAAAAGAAGTGACGATGACTTGGGGTGTTGCTGAAGGACAAAACTGGGAAGGAATTGCTGCTGGGTTAGACCCAGGTACAGCACCTTCTGCTGCTCTTCAAAACAGCACAATTAGTTTTTCTTTGCTTTTGAACAGAATTACAGACATTAGTTACTTAGATGCTAATGGTTTAAAGCCAGGAGTGGCAAACCCTTATTCTACTTTTGCTGTTCCTAACGGCAAGAGTACAAACCAAGAACTTGCTGAGATATATCAGAAGGGAACAATGTATGACTTGGAGTATTTGTTTAGAACTCTTGGTGGATTAAACTCAAACTTTAATTCAGGACTCAATGGGTTTACAGCAGACAAAGGATGGCTACAAGGGTTTGCTGTTGAATTACACCTTGGTAACAAGATGCGTTACCTAGTACGTGTCAGTAATGTAGAAGTAAACCACGTCATCTTCGATGAGCGAATGGTTCCAACTTTATCTTATGTCAACATAACCTGTGCTCGTTTCCCGTACATTAAACAGGCTTAAAGGAGAGAACAACTATGATCTATTTAGATAGCAGATATTCAGATGGCACTCTTCAAAAGACCTGGCATGCAAAAAAACAAACCTACGAGTTAGTTGTCACAAGAAATTGGTCTGGCTATGTTCAGTCTTACTTCATTTACGAATGGGTAGAGGGTGATCGTCTAGACAACTTGTCTAACCGTTATCTGGGTAACCCAGCATCTTGGTGGGAAATCTTAGACATTAACCCAGAGATATTAAACCCATTTAATATTGCGCCAGGCACACAGTTAAGAGTGCCTAATGCTTGATCCATTACGTCAGAATAGATTTAACAACTCCTTTACAGTTACTTACCCAGATTTTCCTGGGCTAAACAACGTAGTAAGAAGTGTTGTTATGCATCAAGAGATGGGCAAACACGATGTAGTAGAGATCTACTACTCACGTTTTAGTAGCGTGTTCTTTAAAGGAATTAAGACTGGAGTTCCTGTACAGATCAGTTGGAGAAACGACAAGGTCAAGGGAAGTTTTGTTGGTTATACAGTCGATGTCTCCTACACCACTGCTCAGCAGTTAAACCGTGATGTTAAAGTCACCTGTGTTGGCGCAGCGTACCCTCTAAAAGAACGTTCCTCAAAGATCTGGACTAATAAGACAGCAACAGAAATTGTGAATGAAGTTGCTAAGAAGTTTAAGTTAAAGCCTTTTGTAACCCCTAGTTCAATTCGATTTACACAGCAGTCTTTAGTAGGGCATTCATACTGGGAGAAGTTAAACGAACTGGCTAAACGAATTGGTTATGGATTTCAAGTAATAGGAACAGAACTTCACTTTCATCCTATTGACAAAATGATTGACCAGTTCATGACAACTATCCCAATCATGTCATTTAAAGACCCATTACAGAATCCAGAGAGCGATCGAGATGTCCCTACGCTCACCTACTTTGAACCAACTATCGGTGACCACATGGAGTCAACAGACTTCTCTCGAAGTATTAACTCTGTAGGTGGAATTGATCCAGTAACGGGTAAGTCCTTTATATCTAAATCCTCCTCTAACAAGGTTGGAAAGAATTTGCGCCGTACAACAAAGGACCCTCTGTTTTCTACCGTAGAGACTCAAACTGTTGTAGCAAGCAATGCTATGGCTAAATCCTTATCAGAATCTAGAGCCCAATTAGGACGTCTTCTTATTTCAGCAAAAGCAGTTGGGCAAGGCGACCCTCGTATCTCCCCATGGAGAACTGTAGAAGTCCAAGGAACGGGAGAGACTACAGATGGGTATTGGATAGTTCAGAAGGCAGAACATGTGATGCATGGTGATGGCCGTTACCTCGTAGAGTTCACATGTCTATCTGATGGTATCGGTTCTAACAAACCTAGTTCCACTAGAACATCTTCTGCTGGCTCTGTTCCTGTCAGAAACGTGATCAATGAGATGACTACAACCAACCAAAGAAAACCCACATCTACTACACTGAGTGCTACTACAACAATGGTGAAGCAGAACAATGCTGGTTATAACTTGACCCCAAGACGATGGAAGGCACAGTAATGGCTGAAGTAGCAATCTCCCTACCGTTTTCTATTGATCCTTATGGCAAGGTAAAGTCCAGTACAGAGCAATCCAAGATCTGGGCAGACAGAGTTCGTTCCGTTCTTGGTACAACTATTAGAGAACGTGTTCTTCGACCAGGCTTTGGAACCTTGATTCCTTATGCCCTTTTTAACACAGAGACAGGCGCACAAGCGCAGGTAGAGATGGAAGTTCAAAAGGCATTTGCCCAACAACTTCCCTTACTCAACCTATCAAGTGTCAATGTGACTGTGGACCAGTACACAAATGTCCTCACAGTCGAGGCAGTTTATGGATTACCAAACAACGAAGTTGTAAGCACCGTCGTTGGATTGGTTCTTGTTGATGGTGCTAACCCAATGTATCAGGAGTTGCTATGAGCGTAACCCCCGCTTCCAATATCCCAGTATCTGTTGACTACACAGGTCGTGATTACTACGCACTGCGTGAGGCTTTGATTGCCCGCATTCAGGATCGTATCCCAGAGTGGACAGCCTCTGACCCTGCTGACTTTGGTGTTGCAATGGTGGAAGCATTTGCTTACCTAGGTGACATCGTCTCCTATTACATCGACCGCACTGCCAATGAAGCATTCCTAAAGACAGCGGTTCAGCGTCAGAGCATCCTCAACATTGCTCAGACATACGGTTACATCCCTGCTGGCTATCGTCAGGCAACGGCAGATATAACATTTAGTAACTCATCAGATGCGGATGTAACAATCCCTGAAGGCTCAGTACTTAGCGGAGATGTCGTTACTGGAGATGTAGTTCAGACTCTGTATTACACAACTAATGCTGACATCACAATTAGTGCTGCTGTCGATGAGACTCCAGGATCGGCAACTGTATCTGCTTCTGAAGGTCGATCAGTTCGACTAGTTGCAGACCAGGTAAACACCTACGGAGAATTAATTGGAACATCTGATGGCTCTCCTGATATGTCTTTTGATTTGGGAGAAATACCTGTCGTAGATGGCTCAGTGTCTATCTATGTACAAGATGGAGACGTCTACTCTAAGTGGACTAAAGTTCAACACCTTGTTGATTACGGCCCATCAGATACTGTCTACACAGTATTCTTAAATGAAAATGACGTTGTAACCATAAACTTTGGTGATGGTGTATCTGGAGCAATTCCAAATGCATACTCTGAGATCAGAGCGCTATACACAGTTGGTGGCGGATCAATCGGAAATGTGTCTGCAGGAACGATTATTAATCTAAGTTACATCGAAGGACTTTCAGAGGCGCAGTTAACTGCTCTTCAAGGAAGCATCACGTTGAACAACGAAGGAACAGGAATCGGTGGTTCAGATCCAGAAAGTAATGAGCAGATTCGTATTGCTGCTCCTGCTTCAATCCGTTCTGGTAACCGAGCAGTTGCTCTTAAAGATTTTGCTGACATCGCACTATCTGTCAGTGGTGTAGGAAAGGCAAATGCAACAGCAACTATCTGGACATCAGTCACTGTCTACATCGCTCCAAGTCGAACAGCATTAGACGCTGATCCTGCTCCTGGTCTTGACGATCTTGGAGACCCAAGTGCTGAGTACTTACGTCTAAAGACAGATGTTACATCTGCTTTATCTGAAAAGGTATTGATCGGTACAACAGTAACAATCCAACCTCCAACATACGTTGATGTAGTTGCTAACCTTCAGTATGCAATTCTAGATCAGTACACAACAGCAGAGGTAGAAGCAAACATCAAGACCGCTCTTCTTACAGGGTTTGGTTACACAGGAGTAAACTTCCAAGACACTATCTATCCACAGGACATTGAGTTCGTAATTCAACAGGCGCCTGGAGTTAAGACAGTAAAGGTAACAGCACTCCATGAAGAAGGAGGAAGCGGGTTAACTACTCTTACAGGAGGACCAGGAGAAATCTTCCGCTTTACAGAGGCGAACTTAAGTCTTAGCGAGATCTAATGGACCCAATCAAACGCTACTACGGCGTTTACAGGGCTGTTGTCAAAGACAACAAAGATCCTAATAAGCAACGTCGAATAAAGGTTTCAATTACTCAAGTAACGGGTAATGAGATTACGGACTGGGTTTGGCCTATGGAACCTTCAAGTATTCATACTGAAGTTCCTGTAGTAGGTCAAGGTGTCTGGGTAACTTATGTTGGCGGAGATCCTGAGTACCCAGTTTGGTTGGGATCATTTGGTAAAAATCAAGGTAAGAACAAACAGATCTTCATTAAACCTTTGGCAGACTCTGTCTCATTGACAGGACTAACGCCGTACCTAAAAACTAATAAGCAATCTGATGGAACAACAGAGGTAGACTTAACAGACACACTAATGCTTATGGCAAACAAATTAAAACAATATGAGACACGAATTGCCTCTTTAGAGTCTCAACTGACCACTCTTCATAATACTTTAGCCACTAGAACTAGCCCATCCCACACACATGGAAGTAACGGCTAGGTAGTTCAGGCAGTAAATAAGGGGCAAACCAGAGAAAATAGACCTCAAGGTCTGGAAGGAAGTACAGCGTGACAGCATCATATCCCGCAGCGGTAAAGTCGTTTACTACAAAAGTAGACTTTACTGACACAGTCCTGGCCGAACACGTCAATAGTCTTCAGGATGAAGTCAATTCACTACAGGTAAACCTAGGAACTTACATTAAGACAGGTTCTGGTTGGGTTGGCTCTTTTGATACAGTAACAACATCTTGGAATACCTTGAAGGATCGTCTTGCAAATATTGAGTATGGTCTTTACAAGGTATGGACTGCAGTTCCTTCTGGAGGATCTACAGGTCAAGTCTTAACAAAATCTTCTGGATCAGACTATGCAACCTCATGGTCAACCATTGACGCTCTTCCTTCACAGTCAGGAAACGACGGACGTTACTTAACCACAGATGGTTCAACTGCATCATGGCAGGTAGTAGCAACAGGAGCAGACGCATTTAGTCAGTTCTTACTCGCTGGCTGTTAGGATAACCCGTGGCTAAATACGGAGTTAATTATTACGGCGCTACAAAATACGGCGCAGTAGCAAAACTTGTCTACTCAGTAGAACCAATGTCCATCTTGGTATTGGATTTTGCTCGTGTGTTTGTTCAGTGGCAGACTCCTCAAGGAAACTTCTCTCGTGTTCGCCTTGTTCGTAATCAAGCAGGTTTTGCTGAGACTGCTGAAGACGGAGTAATTGTATTCGATGAGTTTGCGACAGAAGGAAATGTTTCTCGCTCATACATTATCGATGGTGAAGACAACCCTGAAAGCATCCCATTTGTTCCAGGACGTCAGGCTTACTACCGATTCTTTATTTTTACTGATCAGAAGGTGTGGAGAACTGCTGGCTCTATCACTGTAGTTATCCCATCTAATCACAGCACACAAGAACAATTTATGAACACATTACCTCGTGTGTTTACAACTGCGGAACAAAGCCCACTAGGTGCTATAGACACGAACTCTGCTCTGTACAGTTTTATGGGTGGCCTCATGTTCGCACAAGAAGAGGCGATGACTTACCTAGATCTTTTGCGTCCAATCCATACTGGTCTTGAAACTCCTTTTCAACTTCTGGCTGCGTACAGAAGTAATTACGGACTTACACCAGAGCCAGCATTACCAATCAAAAACCAAAAAAGATTAATTCGTGAAGCACTATATTTGTACAGCCGCAAGGGAACAGAACTTGCTCTAGGAACTTACATCGAGTCACTGACAGGTTACAACCCAACAATCACTGTATCGCCAAATCTTTTACTATCAGTTCAAGACTCCACCTTCTACAACAGTGTCGGTAACTGGGTAGCAACTAACGCTGTCTTAACAAGTAGTAATGAACAGGTCCCTGTAATTACTGATACAGTTATTGACACTGTCTACAGCGGAAAAGTTGTTGCTGCCTCAAGTTCTGCAACAATTACTCTTGGTGAAGATGCGCCAATTACAAAGGGAATCCCAGTCAATAGTGACACTGATTTTCTTGTTGGATTTAAAGTTAAATCACCAGCAAGTGCTGGCAGTGTAACCATGACCATTAAGTGGTATGACAAAGACGGTGTCTTTATCAGCAGTAGTAGTGGTTCTTCATTATCTGCAAACAACACATGGAAGACTCAATGGACTTCAGTAACTTCCCCCGCAAACGCTGTATACGCAACTTTAAAGTTCGCATTCAGTGCTGCAGGAACTTACTACATTGACCAGATCGATACCCATGAGGGAACAGTAGAAACCTATAACGAAGCGCGTGCTGTAGATATCTTTCTAAACCCATACAAGACTAACTATGTCAACAACCCATCATTCGAAACAAATGTTACTGACGGATGGACGTTGTCTGGATCTGCAGTTGCTACACAAGATATCGATGTATCAGACATCGCTTACTCAGGAAGTAATAGCGCAAAAATTGTTGCAACTGGACCTTGGTCGTTCACCTCAAACACAATCCCTATTGAACAAGGTACTTACTACACAAACTCTGGACTGATAAAGTCTAATGCAGATTTAAACATCACCTTTGTAGGACGTGATGGTGAAGGAAACCTCATCGAGACTGAAGATCTATTTGACATAGGCACAACCACAAATTGGTCACAGTTCACTATCACCCATTTGACTGACGCATTTGATGCTGGGGTTGTCACCTACGAGTTAGTATTCTCTGGAAATACAGGGACTTACTACCTAGACTGCATTCAATTTGAGAAGTCAATCAAAGCCTCAGATTACTTTGATGGCAATCTACCCTCTGACTTTGGAGCGGTGTGGGAAGGATCGTCTAACAATTCAGCCACCCACTTGTACCCAACTAAACTGCAGAAGGTCTCACGCCTAGGCAAGACCTTGGTTGATTGGGTTCCTATGAACACCTTCTGGATTGTTCGCAGTTACGCAGGAGTGGAATATACCAACCTAACGGTGTAGTCTCCAGGTCATGACTGACCTACTGATAACCATCTTACTTTCTGGAATCGCCGTTACCTATGTCATTGAGTTCATCGAACTTGTTACAGCGGGGTTCTTTGGCGTCCCTTTACTCAACAAGTTTCTTACATTGCCATTAAGTTTTGGCGCATTGTTTTCGCAAACTGCACTTGATAAAACCTACATCATTGCAGTCCCTGCTATTGCTACAGTTGCACTTCTGCTTAGTAAGTTCTTAAATAAACCAAGGGTTGTACAACAACGACTACCACGACTATAGGGGCGCATTATGAAACGAGTTATCCTTTTAACATTTGACCCAAATGCTGATGTGTACTACCCGCTTGTAGAATTACTCGGCAAACAAGATGTGAGTGAAGTTCTTATTCCAGTAATCACTAGAGGGATATTTACAGAGACTGCAATCAATGCAGTCAAAGAGCAGGGTATCGATTACAAAATCTACCTTGATGTAGAGACCACCATGGACGGATTAGAAGAAGATGCAGATGTAATCACTGTCTGTGTTAATCCGATCAAAGAGTTACTTAACATGATTACTCCAGATGACATTCTTGCCATGGCATGGGATGACTCTGATGAGGCTCACATGACCTTGCACTCGCTGGAAGATTTTGGCCTTGAGATGTGGAACATCAAAGAGACCTTGAATCCCATCGAGATGGACTACACCGAAGACACCACAGAGGAACTCTTCGATGCCATGCAGGAGAGCCTGACATCTTTCATCGAGGTATTCTCTGCCTACATAGCCTCCTCGGTCTTGGACACCCTGCTCGACACGATCACAGAGCGGTTGGAGCAGCAGATGGGATCTAAGGATATCAATCCATTCGGAGACGACACGCCGTGAGAATCCCACATGAGGCTTACACAGCAAATCTGACCGATTATCAGTTCCGACTCCTGGCCACCATATGCCACTTAGCGGGCTCTGAAGGCCGTTTTAAGGCCTCAGCAGCCGAGTTGGGTATATCGACTGGCAACGTCCATGAGAAGACCGTTCGTAGAGGCCTTATCGCCTTGGAAGAGGCTGGCTTCATCAAGCGAACTCGGACCAAGAGAGCCAACGGATACCGTGGTATAGACTTACTGGACATTACAAGCCCAAGCGGGACGCTAGAGTCCCATAGCCTAGGGGACGCAAATGTCCGCACCTCACATGACTATAAGTCACGTAGCCATATTACTAATAAGTCATTAGTACCTAATAGCAAAGATAGTAATCAATTAAAAGATATTAGAAACACCGAAGGTGTTTCAATGAAAGAGATACGAGTACCTATGAGAAAATGGGAAGATGATTCAGACAATCTTGCAGGCTTCGGTCTTGTTGAGGAGCGTGATGCTCCCCAGCCGAAGATCCGCAAGTCAGACCCAAAGACCAGAGGCAAGCGACCTGAGCATGAATGGACTCCCATGGACGTCGCTGCTGAATTCTCATATCGAGTTGGTAAACGCTACCCGCTCCTGCCAGGCACCGTTAACGTCCGCCAGTTGTCAGGAGCCCTCAGTAAGTTCCGCAAGCAGTATCAAACCACAGCCTTAGTTGAGTTGGAACTGCTCAAACTGTTTATGGCAGATGAGCGCAACTTTCAGAACATCGGGGATGAAGCACCCCACCTCTACAAGTTGTACCTCGCATCTTTCGGCAAGAAGATGAACCAAGCCCGTGAGAATTTGGGGCTAAACAAAGTAAATGCTAAGGTCGATACATCTGTTAAGGTCTCCACCCTAACCGCCAGTGATGGCAAGGTCTTCCAGAATTCATTGTCTGGTCGTGCACAGTTAGAGCGATACGAAAAGAAGTTGGGAGCAAATCAATGATTTTAGATACAGGAACAATGCTTGCAATCATGATCGCATTGGTTGCATCATGTGGCTTAATGATCTTTACCATGATGGAAAACTACGAACTACGAAAAACAATTAAGTACCTACTGAAGAAAGAAGATAACAATGGCTAAGAAGATGACACAACGTTTTGCGGCATCAATCGTATTAAATCCAGAAAAGGCTGGAGCATGGATTGCTGAAGTAAGCATCAGTAACATTTATGAAGGTGCAAATGTTCGACTAGGTTCTGGTGCTAATGACGAGGTTGTTGTAAAAGCAAATCGCTCTGCATGGAAGAACGCATCTGCTGCAAAGCGTTGGATCAAGACACAGGTTCAAGAGATGACACCTCGCAAGTCAGTCAAGATGGTTGCAGGAGAAGCAGTCGATGCTAAGGGCAAGCCAACATCGTTTGCTGGAGTCCTTGAGTACAAGGTTGCTTACGTAGAACCTTCTGGCGGAACTTTCTAGTTAATCCTGAGGGGGGATCATGTACGACATAAACACGCTATCTGCAATCAAGAAGCACTGGCTACTGCGTACCTCAAATATCCCACGTCGCTTTCTAGGTCTTGAACCACAAGACATTATCGACAGGGCTGGAGAGTTTCCTAGCGAGGTATCTACGTGGATCGATGATGCAGTTGGCGGTCAGGTCATCAAGCAGATCGGCAACATCGGTATCAATGGTGTTGGCCTGTTGTTTGATGGCGGTCCAGGAATTGGCAAGACGACTCACGCAGTTGTTGCGGCTATGGAGTTTGTACGCAGACTTCCTGACAACGATGCAGAGGCTGCAAAGATTCTTGGATTGACTATCTCAGATTATGGGCTGAGCACTCGTCCGATTTACTACATGACATACCCAGAGTTCTTATCACGTAAAAAGTCCACTTTCGATGCGGATCACGAGGATAAGCGCAATATGGTTTACGAACTTGATGGCTTCCACGGACGATCGAAGTTGGACTTTCTTAATGTTCGCATACTTGTCATCGATGATCTCGGTAAAGAGTATGGAAGTAAGTACGACGACAGTTCATTTGATGAGATTCTCAGATTAAGATACGACAAGGCTCTGCCGACAATCGTAACTACAAATGTTAGACTAGAAGATTGGGAAGCAGAGTACAAAGAAGCCATGGCAAGTTTCGCACACGAAGCATTTATCCGAGTCCCTATCATTGGTTCTGACCTGCGAGCAGCACAATGAGAGGTATGAGCATGGAGTCTCCTTGGAGAACAGTTCAAGTCTTTATCTCTGCTCAGGCTGCTGGCATTTTTGAAGTAGAGGTCGATACTGAAACAAAGAAGACACGATGCAACTGCCCTGTATGGCGTAAGACAGCATCATGCAAGCACTGCTCCTTTGTTCAGAACAAAATGCGATACAACAATGGAAACTATTCACTTCTTGTTCCTACAGATATCTCAGAAGATCTAGCGGTAGAGGCAAGCGATGACCCAAAGAAGTTTCGTGACTTTGTGGTCAGGTACGCTAAAGTAGAGGTCATATGAAAGGCGGGGACATCTCAAATGTCTCCTCTCTCCAGGTAGTGTGTCTAACCGATGTAGTGATTGCATTGGTTGAAGAAGAGACCAGGAAACTTCTATCAAAGAAGATTGATTACAAGATCGGCAACATTGATCTGCAGAATGCAAACAAGTTGTGGAACCTTGCAAACAACTACGGCATCTCACTTGAGTTGGCTGGTTACGAAGATCAAGGCTGGACTGAAGAGTTGCTTGAGAAAGCGTTCGACAAACTAGAAAGACGTGTGGTAAATCCATTTAACTACTGGCAACTCTATGAGAACCCAGATGAGTTAGTTGCTGGTATTCCATACCGTGCTAATCTACGGGGCGTTATCGACATCCCAGGACGAGTTGCACGATATGGATCAGCAGGAGTACAAATAGACAATATGTAAGAGGGGGCACTAGATGGCATCTGACAACGAGCATCGTTTAGTCAGCAAGGTCATCCGAGATCGAGACATTGTTCCAGCACTACAACGTGGTGTTACCAATGCATGGTTCTTAGATGATGACAACAAGAGGGTCTGGGATTTTGTCCGTAAACATTACGGCGAGTACAGCGAAGTACCTACTGCTGTAACAGTTAAAGATCACTATCCAAATTACAAAGTCTTAGATGTACAAGACAACATCGA